TCTATATTTGTTTGGTATTACAATATTTATTTCTTTAATAGTATCTATTGCAAATTGCAGTCCCGCATAGAATCCTATTTCCCATGATTCATTATCAGTTTCCTGTGCATTGGATATAGATTTCTGTTCAGGATATTGCTCTTGCCAATATTTTTCACTATCGTTCTGTCTATCTTCAAGTAGCTTTATTAGATCTTGCATTATACAACACCGACTTTAGATGAAGACTGCTTCAACCAGTCAAGTAGTTCAAAATCTAAGTCTTCAGTCCATCTACAACCCATAAGAATAGACTCTATGCTTTTAACATTATCTTTACGGAGTATATGTTCATGCGCGCCGCTACGATACTTACTCCATACATAGAACTTATTATCCATGTACTTAAATAACATTTTGCCGTCATAATTATTTATCTTGTTTATGTCATATACTTGCGACATATCAGCAATATTTTTTGCAGTCATGCCGAAGATGTTAGGTAATTCAATATCTTTATTATTAAATTCTTTTGGTTTAAACCATAAATTATTTAACGTATCAATATAATTTAAATCCCTTGCTTGAGTCTTAATACCTACGTTGTACATGTTGTAATAATCATTTTCTTTTTCAGTAAAATCAAAATTAAAATTCATCATGTTAAGTAATTTATAATCACCAACAAATTGGTCTAACATATAAATACCATTTACTTGACGTACTGCACCATCGACTATTGAATTGTTAGTACTATTAGTTGTGTATCTTAGATAGCATGTAATATCTATTGTTGATTTTTTATGTCTCAATATATTTCTACATACTTGTAAGAGTTCATCACAATTAACAACTGCTAAATATTTTTCATTTAACAATGGTTGCATGTCTTCGACTCTGCCATCATCGATAGTCATGTATGGCTTTTTTATTTTACCGAACACGACTCTGTGAAGTACAAAACTATTTGTAGTCTGTACTTCTAAGCAGTCATCTGGTCTCCATACAAATACCAGGTTCTCTAGTCTTGTACCTTTTGCTTTTTTTGTGAACTCGGCTAGATGTTTTAACACCTTGATATCTGCCGTATCCATTTTTATTCTTAAGTCTAAATGACTCATGTTATCTCCTTCCTAAAAGATATTTCTATTTAACTACATAACTAAATTTATGTCAAGGATTCCATCTGCTTCTCTTTATAATCTTTTTCCTGGAGTCATCTGATTTACACGGTAGTCCATCTTCATGATGTTTAAATTTTTGCTTACATACTAAGCATGGTTCATGTCTATTAAATTCAAATTCAACAACTGCCATTAAACTTTGTAAATTTAATGCAGTCTGTCTTCCAACCTTATCAATATCTGTCAAGGAAGCTGCTTCCAAAATGGATCATCATAGAATTGATTACCGACTTTAGTCTCAACTATTTCTATAAATGTATCCAATGGTATGCAAACAATAATAGGAACTCCATCAGGTTGTCTTCTTTGTCCGCCAGTTTTTACCAAGCGCTTCCAAACTAACGCGGTAAAGTTCGACTTTGACTTCTTTATTGCTTTTGCTAATTCACGTGTGACATTTAAACTTTGCCTGGCTTTGCACTCTACAAAAAATTCATTGCCGTTCCAATTAAATAACACATCACCTTTATCGTTCTTACCGCCTTCTGCAATACGCTCACCATCTAACATCTTTGCCACGAATGTCTCTAGCTTTGTACCCTGTTGTTTTTGTTTGCTCATCACTCTTCCTTTTTAATTAATTTTCTCTCCTTCAATGCCTTAGGTGAGTTAAGAACTCGTGATACTGCTACTAAGTATGCGTGCATTTCACCACGATAAAATCTACCGTAATCAAGTTGCACTCCCCGTTGTACATATTGGTAAGAAAACAAATCGTTCATATCTAATAACAAATCTATATAACCTACACCTTTACTGGTGACGATTTCGACTTTGACTCCTCCATGATGAGGACAATCTTTTGTAGGAAAATTAGGTTCTAATTTTTTAATTTGTTGGTATAAACTATTGTGTTCTATTGTATCGTTAGGAAAAAAACCTATTCGATCACCTGGTTCTATCTCTTCACAATATGTTATTGCTTCTAAAATACTGTTGGACATGTTCAATAAATCCCACGCAGCTATACCGCCTTTGGTTTTTAGAACTTCCTTCATACATGTAATTCTAGTTGAATAGCGTCGTCCAGTCTATTTATTAACTCCTCTTTTTTCTTCTGATCGTTTAGTTTATACATAGATATATTTTTATTTTTATGTGTGTGACCTGGCAATTTACATGGCGTACCTTCGCCACCTAAAATATAATCTTCACCGTGATCTTGTCTTATCTCTGATATTCTATTTCTTGCAGACCAACCTAACTCGTATAGTTCTCCTGCACAATGCCATTGATTATCAGATAGTATTTGTAGAATGTCATCTCTCATACTCATAATATCTCCTTCCTATGTGCTATACCATTCGTACTTTAAATATAATTCACTACCCATAGGTATGTCAACGACCGTATAGATAAAATATAATTTACGATCCTTAACTTTTTTTAGATTCGGAGTCTCACTGTGATTTATAAAACCACCTAATGGTGTGCGCACAATCTCCTCGACATGTGGATATTGTTGTAGGTCAACTTGAATGTGCGATACACCTAGATTCACACCCTTCTCTAAATCGCAGAGTGTAAAAAGACCTAGACCATCTACCTTACTAGGTTGAATAGTTAAACAAACAGGTAGTGGTCTATAGGTCATTCTTTAAGATCAAAGTCTTCATCAGGATCATTATGTTTATTCAACATAACACCCATGACCATGTTCTTAAATTCTTCTGAACCTACTTTTACACCAGGTCCATCGAATGGATTAATCGGATCGTTCTTCTTCTTCGCCATCTACTATCTCCTCCTTGACTTGTATTGGTATGTGTTCAGGTGCGTTCTTAAAATCTATATCTACAAACTCACCGCTTGATGTCACTTGTACAACTATTGTAAACATTAAAAAGGCGCTTCGCCTTCTTCAACATCATCTAAATCTCTTGGCTTAACTAACTCTGGCATGTACCACTCTTGTGGTGCTTGTTGTTCTGCGTTATAACTCTCCATGTAATACACACGTGGCGTACCATCTTTGCCTGCTTTACAATCTCTGTTCTTACACTTCCAATCAGGATAACGAGGACCTATCTTGCCGTTAGCTTTGTCTTGTCTATTGTCCCATAGTTCACTATTACAACTTATACATTGAGGTTCTACAGTTCCTTTTGTTACAACATTTTTTGTATTTACTTTTTCTGTTGCATTAAGTCCTACTGTATCTAGTTTCTCTTCAATAGATTTACCTGCTAATTGTTCGTCAGTAACTACACCTTCAATTTTTTTTTGTACAGCAGGCGAAGGAGTGTAGCTATTGCTGTTGCCAGTTTTAGCTTCACTCTTGGTAACTTGACTGTCCGACAAGTTCTTCACCTTCTGCATTTCTGTGACTGATGGACGCTTCTTTGCTGCGTACGTCCAGTTTGCTAAAGCTCTACCTATAGCTGATGTCTCACCATTTTCGATCCATGATGTTTTGTTTGCACCTACAGGACCTTGTTGGTCTTGTGCTATGCCTGTTGCTACAGGAAATTCATCTGCAATATCTTTATATATCTCACATCTATGTATTGCATTTTTAAAATCTTCACTTACGTGTATTATTTTTGTATCGACTCTTCCGTTTGGATTGTCCTTCCAAAACTTTTTAAGTCTATCTTCTACTTGATCGTACTCATCTTGCCACGCCATCGTTATCTCCTTCTTCTGCTGACTCTATATTATCAACTTCTTTTAATTTTGTCTTGCCCTCTGCTAATTTTATAGCTTGTTCCATCATACTATTATAATCTGACACAAATTGTTGAGTCAAAAATTGTACTTTATCTGGTCTTTTATTATTTAATTTTATAGATGTTTGTGTTACTTCTTGACCACCGCAAGCGTTAGCCATAGATATAGCCCACTTCTTCATCTCCTTTTGACTTGTAAATATGTTCATTCTTAATCGCCGCCACGTTCTGATTTAACAAATACATAATGAATTATACCGGTAAACTCGAATGTTTCAACAAACAATCCGTGTCTACGTAACCAATCACGTAACTCGCTTATGCTGTCAATGTACTTAGGATTGCTTTTATAGAACACTATAAAGCCACGCCCTGTATCACCGACAGAATCAGATAACTTGGCAAACATACCATTACTATCAAATGTAGTATTAATTGCAGTCATTACTACCTCCAATATAATTATATACTAATTTTTACTGACACACCAGATTAAAATAAAATAACCTGGTGTCAAGATAGCGTAAAGGAGGAAACCACTATCTTTGAATTGCTTGCACTTAATTATACCATGTGTTATTGTGGGAACATCAGATAACATCTAACAGTTGTTATCTCCTTCCCGAATGAGTCGGTCCCGTGAGACCGGCTTATTCATTTATAGAGTTATTTATTTAAAGTACTAGCTGTAAGTATTGCACCGAATGATAAGTGAAATAATCCACCACCTTTTAAAGTAAATGGTTCATGTTGTGATACAAGTTTCTTGAGGTATTCCATCTGTACTAATGGATCTTCGATGATTGATAAGTACTGCATATAATCAGCAAGGTCTAGATCCATTCTTGCTATACCATAATAAATAGGAACAAGCATAAAATCATATACGCATATAACTAGATAAACAATTAAGGCAGCTAAACGCCACTTGTCCTTCATTCTTCCTCTTGTGTCTTTGCTAAAGCATACTCAATATCTAAATCAGGTCCGCCCATTACTCCTCCTCAAACTCTGTATCTATCCAGGACACGTGTACGCGCGATCCATCGTTAAGTATTATCCAATCGTCTTTGCCCATGTTTATAGCATACCAAAAAGCGGACTCGGAAGTCCGCTTTTTACGTACAGTCGTCCAAACTGTTATGAAAAAAAAAGAATTATCCTAAATCAATGACACAAAGTCTATATGATTTTAAGCTGTTTCTTTTTAATACCTATCTCTAGGCAATCCAGGACTGTCCTGAATACTTTAAACTATACTATCTCCTTGTTGTTATGTCCATTCTTATCTACAACCATAGTCATAATACCTTGTTTAGTTTTCTTACCTGCTTGATGTTCAAACCAGGTACTCTCATCTAATGCAGGAACTTGTATCCATGTACGTCCATCATGTAATTCACGATGATGATGGTAATGACCTGATACAAGAATGCTACTGGCACCTGCATGGAAGCCACCAAATGTTTGATTCTTCCACCAGTTCATTAATTTATTTTCTACTGATCCTCCGTAACCTGCAAGATGTCCATGTGTAAAGGTCATGTTTGTGCCACATACGTTAAGTGATAAATGTGGTTCATCTGGTATAACAAATTTAATATGATCGAACTGTGGTTTATCTGCAAATATTTCTGCTATTTGTTCAAACACTTCTATGTCATAGTTGTCCATCTCACCTGTAGGTGCTAAGTTTTTTGCAATTCTTTTAGTTCCATGATTGCCTGGCACCGCACCAACTACAACTACATCAAAATCTTTTGACCACTCTACTAATGATTTAGCAATTAACCTTCTAGCTAACTTCATTTGATTACGATAATCCAACTCGACTCCGTTAGGTCCCATTGCTTGGGGGTAGAAGCCAACGCAACCTTCGACGATATCACCTAATCCTATGACGGTAAGTTGATCTATTTGTACTCCTGCTTTGCGTAAAAAATTATATCTATCTCTTACTGTATCTATCTTCTCCAGGTATCTATTTACTATTGCTTCTGTACCACCGCCATCTCTTTTACCTAGTTGTAAATCAGATACAGCGACAAAGAAACTTGCCTTAGGTTTTTTTATTTTAGGTTTTGATTTACGTTTATACGATTGTATCCAGGTTGATAGCTTGTCATATTCTTTTTCATCAATAGTATCTTCTGTTAAAACTATCTGTGCTTTGTATGCCCATGCTTGTTGCACGTCTCCTTTGCCCAAATTCATATCCCACGTGCTTACACGTATTGTGTCATTTAGGATAGAATATTTTTTAGGATCGAATCCCCACGACTCTAATAGGTTATCAAACTCTGGGTTTGCTTTTTGCAATGCCCTTGTAGTTATCGTTCCAGTCTTTGTCTTGTAGTCAAATTTTACACCTGGTTCCCAACCGTTAGGGTGTTCAGGTATATCTTTAGACTCTTTGTTGTGTGGTACGTCCTGTTGGGTTGTAGTAAGTTTACTTACTTGTGAGTTGTTTTTTTGCATACTCTTTTAGAATCACTACTACTGATCCACCACCTGCAATTGCTGCAGCTTGGATTGCACTAATATCTAAGTCAAGTGCAGGACCTACAAGTAAAGCACTACCAAATGCTTCAATGAATGTCCAAACAACTTTTTCAAGTAGTCCTTTGAGTTCATCACTCATGTATTTACTCCGTTCTTATATAATTCTTCCTCTTAACTTAGTATCGATACGTGACACTTTTTTAAGTATCTCATCGATCTTATCGTCATTGGAAGACTTTGTAGGTGCTGCTGCTGCACCATTGAGGTTTATGTGTGAGTATTCTATAGTTACTTTATCTCCTGATTGTAAAGCATTTCTAACTTTAGGATACATCTTACTGTATGCGTCGCCTGAACCACCAACAAATCCGTCTTTACCTCTATCTAAATCTTGTTGTGTCTCACCAACTAAAAGACAACCTGCAGTATGCTCATCAGTATTGCCTGTATGAATTAAGATCCACTCGAATCCTGGTACGTCTTGTATCCACAACATGCCCTTGTGCCAGGTATTGCCATACTTAGCAACATAACGTTTATTAAAATTTCCTGCCTGACGTAGGACTACATTGTATGTACCTAGTGGTATAGCGGTTTCAGAATGGATTTTCACTGCTTGTTCTTGATCTTCAAGAGTAAAGCATTCAAACACACCATCTATAAATAGCATGCCATTGGTAGAGTCTTTGCCAAATTGAGTTCTAATAACTTGTAGTTTCATTCTTCTCCCTGTCTCACTTTTTATTATAGTTGAGACATTCAGAATTTACACACTTAATTGAAAAATCTTTAAGATCGACAGACATTGGTTCCTCACAACGAGGACAATTTACTTTCGTAAATTCCTACCTACTAGCTGCCCACATATTATCAACTAAGTTAGGATACTTACGACCATTGGCTTTAGCTCTAGCTTTAGCTTTTGCTTTTTGTGCAGAAGATAGCTTCTTGCTTTTGCCTAGACCTTTTGGTCTTGGTTTATCCCATACTGGTTTCTTTGCCATTCTTTCCTACCATTTTGTCTTGTTAGCCCACCATGCTGCAGACATTTTACCTTTTGCAATGTTCTTAGCATGTCTTTTTTTAAAAGCCGCACGTCTTTTTTTAGACTTTGCGTCTTGTTTTTTACCTGCACCGCTAACTCCTTGCTGTCCATAACGAATCAACTTCACTTTGCCGCCTTCTTTTGCAAGTACAGCATGTGATTTAGTAGCGTGCTTAGGTGTTCTCTTAGGTTTATTATAACCTGAAAACTTCTCTCCTCTATATTCTATCATTACTTACCAACTTTTTTTTGTGCATTCTTATGCGCCTTACTGAACGACGCACCTCTTCTCATACTGTTGTGCATGTATTGTATATGCTTTTTAGTATGATGAACAGAATGCTTTTTCATTGCCTTCTGCTGACTCTTAGTCAACTTACTAACATCAACACCTTTGATCTTCATTAGTATCTCATCTTTTTTTTGCGCTTAGAAGAATATCTTTTTTTCTTCCCTTTTTTCATTGGCATGTTATTTACTCACCTTCCTAATATTTTGTTTTTGTTCTGGTTCTTTACGCATACCTATGGTAAGTAACCACAAAACTATACTTACTATTATAGCAATACCAACAATGTCTTTTGCCGTGCCAGTCAAAGTTAGCCACGCTATAAAAAAACCTAATAAAGTAAATGTTTGTGCTATCGTTTCCTTAAGCATTTCATATAACCACTTAAATAATTTTTTAATGTATTTCATATCCTACGTCTTATTCTAACTGGTACAACTTGCACACTAGCTACAATTTGCGAAGCTATGATAACTGGAACTACAACTTCTTGTGCTTTTTCTTTTTGTGTAGAAGTCATCGTGTCACCTAATGTTGTAAGATCTATTGCAGCTACATCTATATCTGTAAATGCACCTATTGGATCTTCTAAAAATTCTTCTGTTTGTACTTCTGTAACAACGTCAGCAAGGTTGTAATCTTCTACATCAGCATTCTCTACTGCACGTTCTACATATTCTTCTACAGCTTCTGCAACAGCTTCGTCTTCTTTGACTGCTTCAGCTATGATCTGTACGTCTTCTGGTTCTTCTAAGTTAAGAACTTCTTGTACAACTTCTACTTGTTCTTCTGTTAATACTTCTTCTGTAGCTATAGTTATAACTTCTTCTATAACTTCGCTTACAATTTCAAGTACATCTTCGCTAACTTCTGTAAGATTCTCCACTCCGACATCAGCAACCTCTTCAAGTACTTCGATAACTTGTTCTGTTTCAAGATCTTCTACCTCTACTTCTTTAATTTCTTCTACAATGTCTTCTACTTCAGCAACCTCTATGGCTACTTCTTCTTCAGTAAGTTCTACAGGATCTTGTAAAGGTTCTTGTTCAATTTCTTCTTCTGGTTCTTCTTCTGGTTCCAGTAAGATTTCTTCTGTCTCGTCAACTTCTTCCTCTTCTTTTACTTCTTCTTCTTTACTATCCTGGTCTTTGTCATCTTCCTCTTGAACTCCTTCTTCTCTGAAGATGTCATCTCCTGGTATCTCTTTATCCAACTCATCTTCTATAACTTCCTCGTCAGGTTCATCAATAGGATCTTCACCTTCATCATCATCGACCACTTCAGGTACCACAACATCGTCATCAGGAATGACTTCTTCGGTATCTGGTTTTTCTTTTTCATCTTCTTCTATTATAACTTCTTCTTCTTTTTCTTCTACAACTTCTTCTTCAACAACTTCTTCTTCTTCTTCTTCTTCTGGTATGTCACAATCACCACGATCTATTTGTGCGTCTGTCATGTAACAACCATACTTATCTTCGTTAGCTTTACGTTGATTATCACGATCTACTGTGCCATCTTCTACTTCATTTTCAGTGTATTCTGATGTGCTGCCATCTTCATTAACTACTACATACAATGTAGTTGTTGTTGTAGGTGGGGGAGGAGGAGGTGGAGGAGGAGGTTCTGTTGTAGTTGTAGTTTCTTCTACTACTTCTTCTTGTGCTGCAGCTTCTGTTGTTGGAGGTAATGAGCTGCTAGTTGTTGTTGTAGTTGATGTGTCATTACAAGTTGTAGTAGGTGCAGACCAATTTTCTACACCAACAAAAGGTTCTTGATTAGGTATATTTACATTTGCTTGTACTGTTAAATCAGAATAACTATTATCAGTATCGTTATCTGATCTAATTTTTAATCTAAAGTTTCCGTATGGATTTTCAAAATATGTTTGTAAATCTTCTAAAGAAAACACATAGTAGTTCCATACAAGATTATCTGTATGACCAAATGATGTAGATACACAATAACTATTAGTAGTTACGTCATTATCTATGTCAAAAAATATTGTATACTTCTCTGCAGGACTATCTTCAAAACCATCAGAAGTATATATACCAACAGTTAAATCACCAGTAGATGGTTCTATTGTTACTGATTGATTATAAGGTGCTTGCGTAGGTACATGATCTGCAAACACAGGAAATGGAATTACTAAGAACGCGACAATACATAGACGAACAAGTGTATTAAATTTGTAAAGCACGGAACCTACTTAGTTCCGCAGCAACCACCACCGCAGCAAGGATCTGCCATTAGAGTTCTCTCCCGTTCATGTCGTTATGTGTTTTGCTATCTAAAATACCGAATGCCTGGTTAACTTCTTCGTATGATAGTTTGCCATCATTTAGATATTTTCTAGCAAGAATCTCTAGGACATTTGCTACGCCTAGTAGTCCTGCAAGTAATGATGACTGTATGACATCAATTCCTACTAAACTACCTGCACCAATAACACTCAATGCTTGTGCTATAAATACAGCAACCATGCGTTTTGATATATTCCAGTACAATGCGTAGCCGTCCATTCTTACATTATACTATTTAGAAATGCAGCACTACTGGTAATTGCAACGAGCCAACCTAAAATTTCTTGGCGTGATGGTGACTTGTTAATTTTTTCATGCAATTCGTCAATGCGTGTATTAGCTGTATCGATCTCCTCTTTAATTATTTGTAAGTATTCTTTAGTTGTGAATCCGTTGCCGTTAGACATTACTTGATCCAGTCCCAATCTTCTTTTGTGTAATGTTCTGGTATCTTTGGTTCTGCAAAATCTTTAATCCAATCCAAAAAACGTTTAAGATAATAACCAAATATAATTCCTACGACGTAGTCCATAATTCAAGAACCAATACCGTATATTGTAAATCTTCCAGTTAAAAAATTGTTATTGCTTTTGATACGAAATAATAAACCTTTATTTAAAGTGGCATTTGACATAAAGAAACCACCAGTTTCTGTATTTACTTTACCGCTTGTGTCCTGAAACACACAGTCCATGTGTCCTGTAGAAACTTTTGTTGCGTCATTAAAATCTTGTAGTAAAAATTCTGCAGCAAACATTGCACCTGTACCAATGCCTGTTGTTCCTATTTGTATATCATCTGTGTTTGTATTCTTTACAGTTGCTTCTGATGAACCTTGTGTTGATCTTTGAAAAGAGTAGTTGTAGTCAGAAGAACCTGTAATCTCTGCATTAGATGTATCTAATAAATGCAATTGTATTTCATCTGCAGAATCATTTGTCACACCGTCACATATAACCATATAGCTATCGTATGAGTTATTCCAATTAGCACCACCTAATGTAACTGTAGCTGTACTACTTGTTACTTCTACTGATTCTATAAGTTCTAATTTATTTGCACTCATGTATGTTTGATCCCATAAACTGCTGCATGTATTTCACTAAATGTATTACCTGCTATTTCTATCTTTAAACCGCCTGCTGCTACTTGTGACTTAACCATAGTACCAACCTTATTGTAACCGCCTGTTCCCATGCAAGCTGTCCACATATATTTATAAAATGTTGTTGATAATGGATTCCATATTTTTATATGTGTAGAAAATGTATTGTCTCCTGCAGCTAATATATTTAAAATACCACTGTCTTGATCAGCATTGGCATTATTGTCTGTAAGATTAGATCCATTCAATTCAAAAGATGTAAAGTCGTATATACCTGTAGAAAATTCTG